GTGTATGTTCCTAAATTGAAGAAAGAATCAGTTACAAACTGTTTATTCTATTTTAGGTCTATGGATAAAAGGATTATCCAACGAAACTGCTTTATAGCAGCGTTGGAAGCTTCATTCCATGATAGACCGTTCTTCGACAATGTGATAAACGCTATTAATGAGATCGCGCGCAATCTTGGACTTGATTGTCCAGATTATTTTACGTACGATCAATATCGTTCTCACTTTGATGAATATGTGAGGGGTGCCAAGAATTCCCCAGTGGGAACTTTGGCCTTATTCGATAATAAAACGGAAGAAATTTCGAACTCCTTGCTTAAAGAAGCTAACAAAACTTACATCAATTTTACTAATCAATACATCCAACAAATGGCTGATATGTACATTAATGAATATGTCCAGAAACATGAACTCGACCCACCAGAATTTGTGTATTCTCGCGATGGAGATGCCCACACTCCAACTTGGACGTGTAGTGCAACTCTTAAAGCAACCGATGGCAACAGATACGCCACCCGCGGAACAGCTTCTACAAAGACTGAAGCGAAGCGCGGAGCTTGTGAGCGCCTTAGATCAATTGTTGCTGAAACAACCAAAGCTAATTCTCTCCCAAGGAGGGAAACAAATCCATTTAGAACGACTGGGTCTTTCACGACATCAGTTGAGAATGGTTTTACTACCGTTGATGTTTCACTTAAGTTTAAGTCAAACGAATTACGGGAACTGGAAAAAGTCCTCAAGCTGGTCGAAGATCTTGATATCTGTCGGTCCAACATGGATAGCTCGACTCCGGTCGAACCTTCCCAAGCAGCGGGAGCAATGAGAATACAACAAATGGCTGAATTACCATCACAGCCAAATCCCCAACCAACCGGTGTGGTACCAGCAATGACATCACCTGGTGAAGACACGATGGCTGCGCTTGAAGGTGTTCAACGTCAAACATTGAATACCGTCGGTGCACCAAACATGTTGAGTGTTGGCGCTATTGGTTTTGATATAAAATCACTGGTTTATGAACAATTCCTTGATGCTGATACACAGTACGAATTGACAAG